GACCGCAGCTTTTCGGCCGGCCTTCGCCCGCCGCCGCGACTGAGCGTTTCGGACTGGGCGGCCGAGCACCGACAGTTCAGCGAGGACGCCCCCTATCCCGGCAAGTGGGACCGGAGCCGGGCGCCGTACCTGGACGAGATCATGGACGCGCTGTCGCCGCATGACGCGGCGGCCGAGGTCTCGATCATCAAGTGCGCCCAGTCCGGCGGCTCGGCCAGCGCCGAGAACTGGATCGGCTACATCTCGGACGTGGCGCCTGGCCCGATGATGTACGTCCAGGCGACGATCACCGCGGCCAAGGATTGGCTGGCGGAAAAGTTCTGGCCGATGGTCGAGGCCACTCCGCGGCTCAATCCGGAGCGGCGCGGGACGATCAATCCGCGGCGGACTCGGGAAGGCGGCTCGAACGCCAGCCGGGTGCGGTTCCGCAGCGGCGGCTGGATGCTGATCGCCGGGGCGAACTCGGCCGCCACGCTTCGCCAGCACTCGATCCGCTATGTGGTCGAGGACGATCTCGACCAGTTTCCCGACGACCTGGACAACCAGGGCTCACCGGAGGCGATGGTGAGCGCCCGCCTGCGGACGTTCACCCGGCAGGGTATCGCCAAGCGGCTGAAGATCAGCACGCCCACCAACAAGGGCGCCTCGAAGATCGACGCGGCTTACGCCGCCTCGGATCGCCGCCGGTTCTACCTGAAGTGCCGCCGCTGCGGCTGCCGGTTCGATCCGACTTTCGAGGACCTGAAGTGGCCGCAGGGGCGGCCCGACCTGGTGGAGCTGTTCGCGCCCTGCTGCAGCGCCCCGATCGCGCACTGGGAAAAGGCCCTGATGTCCCGCCGGGACGGTTGGCTGGCGACGGCCCCGACCATCGATGGCGAGGTCCCGAAGCGGGTTCTGACGGAAGACGAATTCCAGGCCTGGCGGCTGGAGCGGCGCGAGGGCCTGCAGCCGGGCTTCCACATCACCGGGATCATCACCGCCTTCCAGACCTGGGCGGATCTCGCCAAGTCGTTCCTGGGCGCCCAGGGCGACGTCAACAAGCTCCGGACCTGGACCAATCTCGACCTGGGGGACGAGTTCGTCCTGAAGGGCGACGCACCGCCGGCCGAGGACCTGGAGGTCCTGCGGGCTCAGGACTGGGACAAGCACAGCCTGCCCTGGGGTCCGGTGGTCTTCACCCTGGGCTGCGACGTCCAGGGTGACGGGATCTATTTCGAGGCCCTGGGGTGGGCCTTCGGACTGGAGAACTGGAGCGTCGACCACGGCTTCCTGCCTGGCGCGACGGACGTGCCGGGGGAAGGGGCCTGGCGGTTGCTGGAGGACTATGCGCGCCGGACCTTCGCCCTGCCGGGCGGTAAGTCGGTGGGTTTCGACTTCATCTGCGTCGACGCCGGCTACAACACCGAGGCCGCCAAGGCCTTCTGCCGGCGCTCACACAAGCGCCTGCCGGTCTATGGCCGTGACGGCTGGACGATCCCGATCCTGGGCCGCAGCGCGCCGATCCACCACGAGCTGGGCCGGGCCGGGCGTCGGAAGCGCCGGAAACAGGCGGGTGAAGACGCCCACTTCGTCGGGACCTTCGGCGCCAAGCACAGCTTCTACGGCTTCCTGCGGAACTCCATCCTGCAGGCGCAGGCCATGGGACGCGGCGAGAGTGTCGAGCCGATGCGGGGGCGGATCCACTTTGGCCGCCACGCGACGACGGACCTGTTCGACCAGCTGACCAGCGAAAGCTGCGTCGTCGAGGTCAAGGGGTCCGTCCCCCGACGGGTCTGGCGCCCCCAGCCAGGCCGCGAGAACCACTGGCTGGACTGCCGCATCTACAACCGGGCCGCCGCCGAGGCGATGGGCCTGGACAACCGCTCCGAGGCCGACTGGCTCGGCCTGCAGGCCGAGCGCTATGCCAGCCCGACCGGTCAGGACGACCTGGTCGCGATGATGAGCAACCCGATTCCGGTGTCGTCAGGCGCGCCAGAGGCGGGCGTGAACACCCCGGACGCTTCCCCCTCCGCCAGCTCGCGGGCGGAGGGGGGGCGAAACCCCTCACCGGACTCCTGGGTCCCCGATCGAGAGGACTGGCTCTAGATGCCCGCACCCGACTACGCCGTTGAAATCGCCAACCTGGAGGCCGCCGCCGCCTCCGGCGAGCTGACCATCGAGCAGGATGGCGAGCGGGTGACCTATCGGACGATGAACGACCTGGTCACGGCGCTGAACTACTTCAAGGGCAAGGCCGATGAGGCGCTCGCCCCCTCCGCCAGCCGGGGCCGGTTCGGCTTCAGCGCGCCCGCCTACAGCCGGGATTGAGCCCATGAAGGACATCGGTTCGCTGATCGACCGGGCTGTGGAGATCGTGGCGCCGGCCGCCGGGCGCCGGCGGATGGCCGAGCGGCTGGCGCTGTCGCACATGCGCGAGTACGACGCGGCCAGCGCCGGTCGGCGGACCCAGGGCTGGCGGCGCCCGTCCAGCTCGGCCGACCGGGAAGGTCAGAAGGCCCTTGGGCGGACCCGGGACGCCGGCTACGAGCTGGTGCGCAACAACAAGTACGCCGCGGCGATCGACATCCACCTGACGACCCACCTGGTGGGCGACGGGATCGCGCCGCGGGCGGTGCACAAGTCGAAGCGGGTGGCCAAGGCGGCCCAGGAACACCTGGACGACTTTTTCGCCTCGAAGGTGGACGGCCGTCGCGACTTCTTCGGCGTCCAGAAGCTCAGCACCAGCGCGATGATTGTCGGCGGCGAGTCGCTGATCCTCTGGGGGCCGGACGACAAGGGGCCGGACGGGCGGTGCCGGGTGGTCGAGGGCGCCTATCTCGACCATCTCAAGAACGTCGATCGTCCGGGCGAGAACCTGATCGTCCAGGGTGTCGAGTACGACCGCGAGAGCGACGAACGGGTCGCTTACTGGATCTTCGAGCGGCATCCCGGCGACTCCATGGGCTATTTCGGCCAGTCCCGCCGCTATGACGCGCGCAATGTCGATCACGTCTTCGACGAACGCCGCCCTGGCCAGTCCCGCGGCATTTCCTGGCTGGCGACCACGGCCACGACCCTTCGCGACGTGGCCGACATGGCCGACGCCAAGCTGATGAAGGAGAAAGTGGCGGCGTGCCTGGCCCTGGTGCTCACGCCGCCTGAAAGTGGCGGCCCGCCGGGACCCTTTGACGAAGCCGGCCAGGTCGCCGCTGCAGCCGGTCCCGGAACGGACGGCTCGCGCGGCCTCGACACCCTGCGGCCGGGCCTGGTGTTCCGGGCGCGGCCAGGTGAAACCGCCCAGACGGTGAACCCACCCCAGAGCGGGGAGGGCGTGGCGCTGATCAAACAGGAGCTGATGGGAGTGGCGGCGACGACCGTCCCCTATCACATCCTGACGGGCGACCCGTCCCAGGCCAACTATTCGAGCCTGCGGGCGCTGACCAACCCCTTCTGGGCGCGGATCGACGACGTTCAGCAGAACATTCTGGTCCCCTTCATCTGCCAGGCCGCCGCGGATCGCCGCATGCGCCGCCTGGCCGCCGAGACCGGCGATCGGCGCTTCCTGGAGGTGACCTGGAAGTGGTCGATGCCGAAGCGGCGGATGAACGATCCCATCAAGGATTTCACCGGCGAGCTGATGGAGATCCGCGCCGGATCCAAGTCGATGATCGAGGCCCTGACCGAACGGGGCCTGAACCCTCAGGAGCATGTGGCGGAAATCGCCGCCTGGGTGGCCCTGACGGACGCCGCCAAGCTCGCCCTCGATTCCGACCCCCGCCGCATCAACCTGGCGGGCGCCCTGCAACCGGCCACCGGCTACCTGTTTGGCGACCCGAGGCCTCAAGAGGACTGATCCGACATGCCTGAACACCAGACCCGCCGGGAGGCTCGCCTCGCGGTGCAGCGCCGCGAGTCCACGCCCACGAGCTACAACGCCGAGGCCCACACGGTCGATCTTACGGCCGCCACGGGCGCTCGCGTCCTGCGCTATTCCTGGGTGCGCGACGGTTACTATTGGGAAGTCCTCGACATCAGCCCCGAGGCCGTGGACCTGGGCCGAGTCGAGTCCGGCCAGTGCCCGCTGCTGGACACCCATTCCCGCTGGTCGGTGAAGGACCAGCTGGGCACCGTCGAGGGCGCCCGGTTCGACAATGGCCAGCTCGTGCTGCCCGCGAAGTTCGGTGATTCCGAACAGGCCCGCAGCGCCGAAAGCGATGTGGCCGCCGGCACGCTGAAGGGCGTCAGCATCGGCTATCGCATCACCGAACTGACGCTGACCGAACACAAGGACGGGGACTATCCCGTCTACACCGCCACGCGATGGGAGCTTCTCGAAGTCTCCCTTTGCCCCGTTCCCGCCGACCCGGCCGCAGGGGTCCGGTCGGAAGATGGGTTGCACCCCTGCGTTATCCTGGAGACCCGGAGCATGCCCCCGGAACGTGATCCCGCCGCAGCGCCGGCGCCTACCGAACCCCAAAACCGCGCCGCGCCGATCGCGCCCGACGCGGCCCCTTCTGAACAGCGCACCGAGGCCTCGCCGGCCGCCGATGCGAGCGCCGCGCGCATGTCGGCCGGCGAGGCGATCGACTTCCTGGAATCGGCCCGCGGCTTCGGGATCGAGACCGCCCAGGCCCGCACCTGGGCCACGGACCTGACCCCTGACGGCGCCCGTTCGGCGCTGTTGCGGGCGGCCGGCGAACGGCAGCGGGGTGAAATGCCCCGCGTCCCGGCCGGCGAAGGCGCGCGCATCACCCATGACGTGCGGGACAAGACCCGGGAAGCCGCGTCCCTGGCCTTGCTGCACCGGTTCGACCCGGCCACCCACGCCCTGACCGGCGATGTGGGCGTCGGCGCCCGCGAGTGGTCGGGCATGAGCCTGCTGGAGATGGGCCGCCGCAACCTTGAGGCCAATGGCGTCCGGGTGAGCGGGATGAACCGGCGCGAACTTGCCGGCCTCATTCTGGGCATGAATTCCGATGGCAGTCGGGCGCACACCACGTCGGACTTCCCGATGATCCTGTCCAATGTCACGGGCAAGACGCTGCGGGCCGGCTATGAGTCGGCGCCGCAGACCTTCCGCCAGTGGATGCGCCGCGCGACCGCGCCCGACTTCAAGCAGATCTCGCGCCTGCAGCTGGGCGGCGCCCCGTCCTTCCTGCTGGTGCCGGAGGGCGGCGAGTTCAAGATGGGGACCGTTGGTGAGGCCAAGGAGGTCTATTCGCTGGCCACCTATGGCCGCCGCTTCTCCATCACCCGTCAGACGATCATCAATGATGACCTGGACGCCTTCTCCCGGGTGCCGACCATGTTCGGGCGGGCGGCGGCGGACTTCGAATCCGACGCGGCCTATGCGCCGGTGATCGCCAACCCGAACATGGGCGATGGCGTGCCCCTGTTCCACGCCGACCACGGCAACCTGGCCGGCTCCGGCGCCGTGCCGTCGGAAA